AACCCTGAACTAGACTGGGAAAGTTTAAGAACAGAAATGAAAACATATGGGGTACGAAACGCTACTCTTATGGCTATTGCTCCTGTTGAATCTAGTAGTGTTGTTATTAACAGTACAAATGGTATTGAAATGCCCATGTCGCTTATCAGCACTAAAGAAAGCAAGGCAGGATCTTTTACACAAGTTGTCCCAGACTACAACAAACTGAAAAATAAATATCAATTAATGTGGGACCAAAAAGATTGTATTGGTTATATTAAAACAAGTGCAGTGTTACAAGCATATGTTGACCAAAGTATTAGTACAAATACATTCTATAACCCTGCACATTTCCCTGATAGAAAAGTGCCAACTACACTAATTGCTAAGAATCTAATGCAGGCGCACTACTATGGTCTAAAGACCTTCTATTATAGCCTTATCAACAAACAAGGTGCTAAGGCAGAAGAACTATTAGAATTGCCTTCTTTAGCATTAGAGGAAATGGAAGAAGATTGTGAAGCATGTAAATTATAAAGGATATAAATGAGTAAGCAACAATATAACCTACACACAAAGACAGATTATTTAAATAGAAAGATGTTCTTAGACCCAATGGGTCCAGTAACCATACAAAGGTTTGAGGAGGTAAAATACAATAGAATACAAAAATTAGAACAAACTGCAAGAGGTTTCTTTTGGGTGCCAGAAGAAATAAGTTTGACTAAAGACGCACAAGATTTTAAGGATGCTAGTGAAACTGTAAAGCATATTTTCACTAGTAATCTATTACGTCAAACAGCACTAGATAGTCTACAAGGTCGCGGCCCTAGTCAAATCTTTACTCCAGTGATTAGTTTACCTGAACTAGAAAGCCTAGTTTATAACTGGACATTCTTTGAAACGAATATTCATAGTCGCAGTTATAGTCATATTATTCGTAATATCTATAATGTTCCAAAAGAAGTATTCAATACAATACATGATACTAATGAAATTGTAGATATGGCAAGTAGTGTAGGCAAATATTATGATGACCTACATCAAATTAATTGCAAAAAAGAATTAGGTCAAGAAGTTAGCGAACATGAACATATCAAAGCAATTTGGTTAGCACTTCACGCAAGTTACGCACTAGAAGCATTTCGCTTCATGGTTAGTTTTGCTACGAGTCTTGCAATGGTTGAAAACAAAATATTTATTGGTAATGGCAACATTATTAGTTTGATTCTACAAGATGAATTGTTGCACAAAGAATGGACTGCTTGGATCATTAATCAAGTTGTAAAAGAAGATAGCCGTTTTGCTAAAGTAAAACAAGAATGTGAACAAGAGGTTTATGACATATATGTAGATGTTATACGTGAAGAAAAAGCCTGGGCAGATTATCTTTTTAAATTTGGTCCTGTTATTGGACTAAATGCAAATATATTAAAAGATTTTGTAGACTATACTGCAAGCAATGCATTAAAAGAGATAGGAATACGTTATACATTCCCGTACCCTAAGTCTACACCGATACCATGGTTTAACAAACATTCAGCGTCTGATAAAAAACAGACAGCCTTGCAGGAAAATGAAAGTACGAACTATGTTATTGGAATTTTAACCGCCGACATAGACTACGAAGAATTACCTAGTATTTAAGGAGAAAAATAATGAAAGCAACAATTTGGAGTAAGTATCATTGTCCGTATTGCGATCAAGCAAAAGCATTATTGGAACAAAAAGGAATTCAATTCGAAGAAAAGAAAATCGGAGACGGATATACAAAAGAAGATTTATTAGAAGCAGTTCCTACTGCTAGAACTGTACCGCAGATATTTTTAGGAGAAGAATATGTCGGTGGATTCAACGAATTGAAACAAAAACTATTAGGATAAAAAATGAAATTAAACATTGAAACAAATAAGGTATATACATTCAAACTTCACAGTGGCGAAGAATTAGTAGCCAAAGTTACAGAAGTTTCAGAAAACACAGTAACTATTGATGAGCCTGTAAGCGTAGCTCCCGGACCACAAGGTATGGGCTTAGTTCCTAGTCTTTTTACCGCAGATCCGAGTGAAAAAACAGTACTAAATAATAGTAGCGTTTCTCTATATGCACCTACCGATGAATCGGTTAAAAATAAGTATATAGAAGCAACGACAGGTATTAAAGTACCGGAGAAAAAGCTAATACTAGGATAAAATGACGCAATTAAGCCGTGTTGGAGATACTAATCAAGATAAAGGTGCAATAGTTCGCGGCGCCGGCACGGTTTTTTGTAATGGCATTCAAGTTGGATTGCATGTAAGTCCTATAACACCTCACGGTAAGGGAGGGCATTCCGCTGCTGTGACAACAGATGGTAGCCCTACTGTATTTGCAGAAGGGTGTCCAGTTTTAAGAATAGGGTCGGGTAACAGTTGTGGTCATAGTATTGCCCAGGGCAGTCCCGATGTATTTGTCGCATGAGTGATACAGCACACCAAAGTCCATTAGGCGTTAATACTGTAGGTTCATTACTTGCTGGTATTGGATTTAATATTAACCCCACTGCTGAAGGTTATATGGGTAAGAGCAAGTCTTACGGTGATTATACCTTTGGAAGTATTTGTAAGGACACAGTACTAAGATTACTCACGCATAGTATAAACCAAGCCTACATAAGAAATCCAAGTTTAGTTAATAATACGACCTATAATAACTTAATATCAATAGGTAGCTTTACTAAAAAAATAGGCATTGCAAATATTACTAGTAAACAAAATTCATTTACGGTAGCTCATGGCACAGGAGAAATACAGCAAGTAAAAGTAGGCACATATATTCTTATACAAGGTGCCAATCCTGATGCGTATAATGGTATATGGATTGTCAAAACCTCAACAATAGGAAATTTTACAGTAGAATCATCTATAGATCCTGGGCCTGCATCAACCCCGGGATCCTTTAGTTATCAAACTAGTGTGCCTGCATTAGGTAACAGTATGCCTTTTAGTTTTACATGGGAAGGTAATCCTGGTTGGGGAGGAAGTTTATATAAAGCAGGAAATCCAGTTACTCAATGGGGATTTATAAGATTAATAGCATTACAAGCATGGCAAGATTTTGATTATAATCTAGGTTTAAGTGCAACTGGTATGTATCAAGATTTTGTGCAACAGTTTCAAAATGCATATAGTTTCATAGAATATCAAAATCAGTTTATATTGTCTGCTAATAATTCCAGATACTTCTTGCAAGGAACCTATAGTAATATGGATGACTTGACAACAGGAGATTTATCTGGTGTTAGTTTAGCAACACAAGCATTTGGTAGTGATTTAGTCACTAGTGGCCGCGCAATCGATTTATCAACTATTGAGACATTCGGACTACCTAGCAATTTGTTATACAACTTAGAAAAAAATAATGCATTAACTAAATCAGTTACATTAGCTTTATTTGGTGTAGGATTTACCACACAAACATTAAGTGATGTTTTAGCCAATAAAATAACATTAACAAAACAACAAGAAGCAGCAATGTATACTGCTTTTACATTAATATTAGGTCCTGAATTAACTGAAGTGTTGGTCGCATTAAACTGTCAAACCGAAGGTTTAGAATCACTTGCAGACTTATTAAATGTTAAAAAGCTATTTCCAAAGAGTTATGAAAGTTTAACAGTTCCGGTTTATAATCCTAATCCTAACTTAACGCCGTTTACTGACAATGCAATAGATCCAGGAACAACTATAAATCCAATTACAAGTGGTTTATCGGATAAAGATTTCCCTGGTGTAGTTATAGAACTGCAAATTCGTGGAGAAATGTCACTAACTAGTGGGGGAACATTTCATGGAAAAGGCTGGAATACATACTATGCACCCGGTGGTTCTTCAACAAGACCAACTATTGCACAGGCAATTCCACCTACATCTATTGATTTAGGGCTTTACAATAATTTTGGCCAACAAGGTGCACCAGGGGTACCTACAGCAAAAGAAGTGGGAGCACAAGCATTTAAAGTATTTTTCCCGCCTGGAATAAACACTTTTAACTTTTCAATTTCAGCAGGGTACAACCAGAGCAATCCATATTCAAGAATAAGAGTTAAATTAGGCGAACCGCCTAGTAATCTAACATTATCAGACACTCAACCTGGTTATTATATTAATACACAATTTGCAAAAAAACCTTTTGCTCCAATTCAGGATGATGTGAGTTTACGCCCCCAGCCTGTTTACAACCCTGAAATATGTAAGGCTTTAATAGATGGACATCAAATTACTTTTATAGCAAGTCCAGGCAATTATCGAATGATTTTTTCTTCAAGCAATCAACCATTTTTTGTAAATGGCCCTGCAACTACAAACTATGGTTATGTGTATTGTGTAATAGATGATTTATCTGATACTGCGCTCATCACTACGATCGGCGAAACAACTGTAGAAGGAAATGCTTATGCTGAATGGTTTAATAAAGTTGCCAAATTTGATAGTGATGGTAATCCTATAGTTTCAAAAATTACACCTGTACAAGTTAATAATATTCCTTTATCACTACCTGGATTTAATTTATACACAGCAGATTATACTGGCAGGACAAATGCAGGAACAAGTAGTGATCCTGTTGTTATAGGTGTAGATTTATTCCCAGGTAGTACATGGTATCCTGCCATGAATAACTTGACTCAAGGAAGCACATTAACATATCCTAATAGTAATTACTATAATACAGTAACTGATTTCACTAAACCATATTGGACATTAATTGTTAATAACGAACCTACTTTAAATAATGATTCTACACATACTGGTGCCCCTAGTAGAAGTCAAGCATTAAACTCACAATTTTTCTACTTGGTAGATACAGGCGGCACAGATGGTTCTTCACTTACATTTAAATTAACACAGGATGGTAGCTCAGATTTAAGTAATATTCCATATATGGGATATAATACTTTAGGCAGTGGTTGTTTAACTGGAAAATATGGCGATAATATTGTAATAAGTTATGATTTAACACCAACTTATTCAAATTCTGGACATGTACAACTATATGAATTTTTAGTATTTTTGCAATTAGAAACAGGTGAAAAGAAAAATATAGGTTTGTACTTAGGAACTGCTTATTCAAAACAATTATTTTCAACTTTGGGCACTAATTTTCCCTTTGACTTGCAATGGAATTGGAGATTAAAAGATAGTGTATATTATCCGGGTGGATTATTTAGATTTTATTTTCCTGTAAACTACAATCCTAAAAGGTCATCTGGAGTTCCTGAAGTGCCATTAATAACAAATTCTGGCGCAACATACCACTATGAATTTTATTTGGATGATTTAATAAAGGTAATTTATCCCGAATATGCAAACACTAAAACAAGAATACTAGGTATAGAATTTAGTATAGAACAGGCTTGGACTTCTGTTAACACCATAACTCCTTCTTTGGTTAATACAACACAAGCAAAAATATCAAATCTTAAAGCCTATAAACAACAAATTGTAGCTAATACTCCAGTACCCGCGCCTCCACCGCCACCTGCTCCAACCCCTCCAACAACGCCAGCAGCTGGCGTTGTTAATAGTAAAATTTATTATCCTATTTATGGCACTGGATCTATTACAGCACAGGTATCTTCAAGTTCACTTAAAGACAATGTAAAAGCATATACTCCAACTATATTGCCTACAACATCAACAACTACACCAACTAATACAGGTACTAATATTTCTAATAATTACTACTCTACTATTAGTGCAGGTGGAGGTGGAAGCACTACTCCTAGTATAGGGCCAGGCAGTTCAACTATATATAATTCATCGGGACCATCAGGCTCTCTACCAAGTTCTGGTACACAAGGTGGTGGCACAACTGCAGGAGGACAGTATTATTGGAACGGTCAATATTTCAACACCCTCCCTGGTGGACCAAATGCATGGAATATATACTATCCTGATCCCAATGGATTTGTAGCAGGGCCCAGTATTAGTTTACCTGCAGGTGTTTTAGCAGTAAGTCCTAAGGATCCAAATTTTGACTATACTAAAGCAACTAACTTCTTGGATTTTAGTAACTATGCACATGACAGAGAATATTTTGCATTAGAGTACTTCAAAAACGATTATGATCTTAATGAATTAGATCCTTTAGGTAGATTACCTAATAGTACAATAAATGAACTAATAAGAGAGGCGGCTAGAATAAACAATATTGTAGGGTCGCTAAATCTATCAGTCGTTGGCACTTTGGAGACAACCTCGGGTGGAATTTCAAAAGGACTTTCATTTAATTTACCAGGTGATCGTAATCTATTTATTGCTGATCTTTTGGTTCAACTAGCAGTTGAAAGGGGTTACTTAGATGCCAATGGTAGAAGCACATTGCCCCCAGACAACTATCAACTACAAGATTATCAAAATTTACAAACAGCAAGACAGCAAGTAGCAGCACAAATTGAAAGAAAACTTGCAGGAACACAACCATTATTGCCCGGAGAAACAGTAGAATCATTATTGCGCGATGCACAAAAATATGGTATTGTTATTAATACTAATACAACTAATTCTGAAAATTCAAGCACTTCACCTTCGACTTCAGGGACCGATACATCCAATACAAGCACAAACAGTCCGTCTGGTAGTACAGTTGGTAATGCAACTCAAAATAATACTGCATTCCCGAATAGTAGTAATCCTAATAGAGACTCTGTACCTATCGATACAGGTAGTGCTGGCGGAACTGATGGAGTGGGGGCTAGTGGCGATAGTGCTTCTGCCGCCGCAGCCGCAGCATCTGCTGCCGCGGCAGATGGAAGTGCCTCAGTAGGAAATGGAGATAGTGGTGACGGAGATGGTGGTGGAGTAGGTGACGGAGGGGCTTATTAATTATGCCAGAAATTAATCCACAATTGTTAGCTAAAGGTTTTGGAGCCTATCTTAAAGGTATATTACCTGATGACATTGCAGTAGCAGCAGGTGCATTTTCTGTTGCTATGCAACAAGTTAAAAATATTAAAAATAATTCTATAGAAAAGGTAGCAACAGTTGCCTATAATATGGAAACAATGAAAAACTTAAATGTCAACGGATCAAGTGTACCCGTTGATGTTCCGTTAGCTAGAACTGCACTTAAAATATTAGGTAAGGGTAATGGTCCATACATGACATACACCATGAGTAATTTTCTCGGTGCAATGAGTGGATTACCTTATAACGGACCCTTTAAAATTGTATTAGAAGGTATAAAAGCAACTCAAACACCATGGTTGTTTAGAACATATCAACAATTATATCTTGCTATAACTTGGGCCCAAGCAACAGCAACGGTGCAATATAATAGATATAATGTATGTGTACAAGATTATATTGCACCTAAACCTAGTGCAGTTCCTCCTTATCTAGGACAACCTAGAATTGACCAATGGTATTATAAAATTACAGGAGTAACACTAACATCAGGTGGCGGTGGATATGGTAGAGAGAGAACACCATATACTGGACCATATACACCTGCAGGAAGCTATGGACCTGCCCCTACGCTGCAACCTAATGTCACTATTACAGGCCCCTCAGGTGCAACAGCAGCGTGTACTATAGATTTTGATGATACACATGTACCCGGAGATTTTGGCAAGGTAAATTCGTTAACATTGACAAGTCCAGGTAGCCCAGTATTGTACGCAACAACTTCTGTTATGTCACCTGGCGCGCCGACTACTCCCAGTGTACCTAGCCCCCCGCAATGTTTAATTGAAGCACCACCAATTACAATTGTTTATCCATACAATTATGCAGATTATGCTGCATCAGGAACACAAGGTTGGCCTGGTATGAATAATGTAATACAGGACTACATTGATAGAGCAAACAAAGAAATAATTGTAATTAAAAATGCTAATGTCGAAATTACTGACAAGATGACAGGTGCATATGATGAGATAGGTAGTTGTTTATTTTACGAACAACGCGCAAGAACTTTGGGACTACAACTTTTGCCTTATATTGGATCAACAGCATCAAGGGATGCTACTTATGCACAATATCCTATAGCAATTATGACCTTTACTGACAGTTTAGCCACCTATGCATTAAACACACAACCGCATATGTATGCTCAAACTGTAGAGGCAATTAGTAACTGGAATGCAGTTGGTGGTAGAAGTATGGTAGGACTACAAAGAGAGTTCAGAAATCAAAGTCGTTTAAATTTAATCGGCGTACCTATAGAAAATACAATTCCAGATAAATTAAATAAACAGCAAGAATCTCAACTTATATTTGGTGGAAAATTACCAATTGACGAGTTTAAGCAAACTGCTCCTGCTGTTTTAGTTGTTAAAGATTTACCTGATCCAAAAATAGTGGCGCCACCTATTCCTAGTGACGGTACAATAACATTACCTCTACCTTATGTTTATGGTAGAGTTGGTTTGTATGATGGTACAGTTATAGATAT